GGTCTACAATGCCGCCCGTTGAGGAAAACGCAAACATGAGCGATAAGCCTGTAAAGAACACGCCGAAGTTAACCAACTCGAAAATATAGGCTTTTTGTAACAGGGTTGTAAGGTGTCTTAATGGATTTTGCATAAAAGTTACCTTGTCAAACCATCTAAACGGAACCATGATTATCATTGTAGCCCTCCTCATGGGTTACACCCTGCGGATTGATGTGTTAAGCATCAGTCCGCTAGGTTCATTTAGATTACATGATAAACGTCATTGGTTTACAGGTCAACTAGCCGTCATGTAACCACTTGTCTAAGAGGCGCTCCGAAGTCACGCCCTAGCGGTAAGTAACCGCGATTCAACATAAAGGCCGCCCGTGCTGTGGTGTTGTCTGCCCCGAACCACTGCACGCTTTGGGAGTTCGCATCATATTGCACACTCTGAATATAGGTGGCAGTCGGGTCATTCTGGATATTACCACTGTAAAACCCAACAAGCGCATCACTCACCCGAATGGCGCGGTCAGGCACGACTAAGTAAGGCGGTACTACCCGCCCGAATACGTTGCGCGGTTTTAACCCGTCCGCTTTTTGAGCTGTGTATTCAACAGCAGTATTGGCAAGACGATAATAGAATAAGCGCTTGCCCGTCGTGCGGTCAGTGGGCAGAATACCGCATACCCAATAGTTTGTCCCATCGCCCGTTTCCGCCAGTGTCAGCAACCGTTCCCAGAAACTTACGCCGCGCTGTTGAATCGGAACCGTTCCCGCGTTGGCGCTAATCTTAGCCACACTCGTGCTGTCAAAAAAGGTGGCAAGGTTAGGATTATTCGCTACGTAAGCCGCAACATCCGCGTCTATGGCAATCGTTCCGGCGGTTGTACCTGTAAACTGTTTCGCCCATTCGAGGGTGTGATAGATACCAATCAACTCTAAGTGGACAATGTTCGTGTTGCCTTGCGCTTGGCTCACAGCCGTTTGCGGGAAGGCGCGTTGTGCGAGTACCGTACCTTGCAAGAGCGCCCGCCCTGTACCCGCGCTTGGGTCAGGACCGAACTCGATTTGATCTTGTTTAATGCCGTAAATGGCTTGGGATACGAGGTTATTGGTAGCCGCTGTTTCTGCTGCGACGTTTGCCGCGCCTGTGTAAGTGACCGTCACACGGTTGGCGAGTTCGTCGAGGCTGATGGTATAGGACGCACCACCACTATTGAAGGTAATGCGGTTAATCAGCCCTTCCCAAATCGGTTGCAACGGATTGTCTACGAAGATAGCCACGTAACATCCCAAGTAGGTTTGGAGTATGCGCTGCCCCTCTTGATCGTTCCGAACCGCTATATCCCCACTGGCGGTATCAAACCAACCCTGATTAACAATCGTGTGTTGATAGTTGTAAATCGGGTAGCGTTGGATAAAAGCCGTTCCCTGTTTCGGGCGCTGGTAGACGTGGATTTGATGGTTAATGAAGGGCATATCAAGCGTCCCTTATCGCAGTCCAGCGTGGAACGATGTTGAGATAGACGGTAATCAGTTGGGAGGGGGTAGACATATAAGCAGGCACGGTAGGGGTACTGGCGGCATTGTACACGTCGCCAATGAAATACAACCGTTGATTCATCTTCGGCGCTAACGTGATGTCCTGTCCTCTGACCTCTTGCGACACGCCTCCGCTATTGGCATTCGTCACATAGGAAACAGCGGCTTGTCTGGCTTCCCCGCGTGTGAGATAGCCTGTATTGTCTATGACTAATGCGCCGCTGGCAGAGAACGTATTCAAGCTAATATTGACTTGTGCCATGCCCTCATCAATTGGAATGAAGATCAAATCGGTTATGGCAAAGGTGCGGTTTGCGGTTGCGACTAGCACCTGCTGTTGAACGGATATGCGGAGGTTACTATTAGCCTCTTGCAGTTGGACACCATAGCCGAGAGGCGATTGAACCGAACGGTTTGAGAGGGGTAGGGTCAACGCGCCCATGTAGGACAGGTTTGGATACTGTGCAGGGACTACAGATATTTGCGGGTATACGGCTTGCCCCGTCCAGCTATTAATCGACTGATTCGCCGCGTTATCTTCGAACTCCTCCACAAATAACCTAATCTGCATATCGGTTGTTACGGGGGCGGCTGCGCTCTGGTTGGTACAGCGACAGAATACCGCGTAAGTCCCTCTGAATAATTCGCGGTCTAACTTGATGCCATTTGCCCCCGCGTTGCTGCCCCATTGGGAGGCGGTCACATAGTTGGCATCAATACCCGTGACCGTGCGGATACCGTAACGGTAATTCGGGCTGCCTAGTCCATCACTGACCACGCCGTTTGCCGCGCCTGCTGCGGTTTTGACGACTACGCCCGTGCCGTTGCCATCGCCCGCATTCAAGATAAGCGAACTCACACGCGCTATGCCGTCGTGACCTGTACCGGATAAGCGCTTAGACGTGCGTCCGATGTAGATGTCCGCTGGTACGCCCGTATCGGTGGTAATGCCCATTTCAACCAGCGCGGGGGCATCGCCCGGTACTTGTGAGGCGCTAATGTCAATGTAGTTTTGCGAGTTTTGCCCGACTACATTGAGGGGGATAGATTGCAGACCGTAAGCCGCCGCTGTCCACTCAAATTTATTCGTCATAATCGACTTAATCAGATGGTCAGTACCCGACACGAGTGAAGCCACGTTGTAATTAAACTGCGGGTGTGCCGTGTTGACGTAGTATGACCATATTTTAGGATTAGCGCCGGGTGGAATGCCACGCCAGTACGGTTCACGTTCTAGCGCTATAGACACTCTAATCGTCGGATTAATACCCCCCTGATAGTCCGGTGATACCTCAATATTCGAGAGCAGCGCGTATTGTGTACCGATTCCACACCCTGCCCACCATGCGAGGTATACGGGGTCAAATTGCGCTTCACTTTGCCAGTAGTCCCGGCAATCATTCGCCATCTGGTTCAAGCCGCTAAGGGCTTTCATTGCGCCTAAGTAGCTGCCGTCCGTGATAATCACACTTATCTTTTCAACCACGTTTCCCGCTGCTGCTGCGAGGAGTTCGCGTCCATCACTCAGCGGGCTATCCACCCAAACCCCGCCATTTTTGACCTGTGCAACTTGTGGAGTCCAGTCATCCAACGTGATAATGCCGCCCATGAGGTTGACAATTACCGGGTCATTCTCAGCGCTGTTGGTATCCCCCGGTGTCCTACCAAGTCCCTTAATAATCTTAAGTTCTTTGTGATTCAGCCAGTCATTAGCCATTATTTACCTGCCATCCCGCGCAACGTTGCGGCTGTAGTGTATCCGAGTGTGTCTGCGACGGCCTGACTTGGCACGAAGTTGTTATTAACCACGCTAAACGAACTGCCTCCGCCTTTTGAAAACGAACCGCCCGGAATATACCCATTCAATGCTCTCATAATGGTTTCAGTCGTCATGTTGTTAAGCACCGCCAAGTCGCGATTGGTTGTTAAAATTTCGCGCCCCTGTTCACCAACTGAGAACACGCCTAATCCCGTGCTATCCGTGCCTGTAAAGTTGGGACTGGGTTTAGCCTTTCCACCACCCCCGCCCGCCGTGCCTCCGCCCCCGCCTGTTGTCCCACCCTTATCGGCTAATCCTGCTGCTGCCACGCCTACCGCGTTGGCCTTGTCAAGAATAACCTGTAAAGCGACAGCAACCCCTTGTAAACCGCTTGCCGCGCCGGGGGCAATTCCAGAGATAGCGGACAATTGATACGCGGTATCCGATGTTCCTTGTGAAGCGCTGGTTGCTGCATCGCCATAAGCTTTGGTGGTATCCGCTAACTTCTTAACAGGCGGCGCGGCTTTGGTGGCGTTAGTGGCTTGTGTGGCGGTCGCTTCGTTTTGAGCCGTAATTGCCTCGGTTGCCACTATCGCATTTTCACCGAGTCCGCTTGTGGTTTCCGCCATTGGCATAAGACTGTCCATAAAGGCGGAGTCGGGGTCAGGACCGACTTTAACCGTTACGGGCTTAGACGCATCCAGTTTCGTCTGAAAACCCTCTAAGGCTTCCGGCGTAACAACCGGCTCAACATTCATCGGAGCGCCACTCGCCAGCGTAGGAACTTTATTCATATCAATAGGCGCGTTCAGTGTGTCAATAAGCGCTTGTGCTTTGGCTAATGCTGCCTCGCTACCATCAGCAATCAGTTCATTAATTGCGCCACCGACTGCGGCTGTAATTTTGTCCGGTGATACCCCACGTGATACAGCCGTTGCTATTTCGGTGGTTACTTCGTCTGCGTTACCCACCTGTAAGTCAAAGGTGAGTTGCTGGGCAGATAGTTTGGCAATTTGCGCGTCCGTCCCTGCTTTAGCTGCCCAATTTTTGGGGTCTAAGGATTGAATAGAGGATACGACTTGCAAGATAGCAATCACGAAATTGCCGAGCATCGCCTCTAACCCCGCAAACTCATCATCGAAGCCAATGGGTTTGAGGGCGATAGTAAGCGCCTCGCCTAACGTGCCACCTTCCGAAAGCGCATTCAACCCATCTTGGATACCCGTTTTAAGCGCGTTGATTTTCCCCGGTAAGTCGATTTGCTCACTGGATAGGAAGTCTTGCGCGGCTTTATTGGCAACCAGCATGAAGTCGTCAATCGCGCCCCGCAAACTGTCATCAATGGCGGTTGCTGCCCGTTCTGATGCGCCCGCGAGATTAGCAAAAACATTATCCGCATCTTCGGGTGACATCTTTAGGAATGCACTAAACGTCTTGCCGCCCATCTTGCCACCGACAAGGTTTGTAAACAGCGCTTCCTTTTCAGTATCGGTTAATCCCGGTGCGTTTTTAATACCATCAATAACCTTTTTAAAGAACTCAGCAGACCACGCCTCACCTGTTTCAGCAGGGTTCGCAATGCCCAATATGTTGAGCGTTTTACTTACGTCTGATGTTGCGTTACCCGCTGCGTTTTGCACATTCTGTTTAATCTTTTCGAGTACCTTCAACACTTGATCCGCACTCGTAAAACCGTTATCTAAGCCTGTTTTAATCAGGCTCATGGCCTCTTGACCGTCTAACCCTAAGCCCTGAATAGCGACGGCATTATCTTCTACCGCTTTTAATAAGTCATGACCTTTATTAGCCCCATTCTGAAACGCGACGGCTAACAAATCCCCCGCTTCTGTAAAGTTCTTCGCTAGTCCGGTGGATACCAGCGCATTGAGTGTCTTAATAACTTCTGTTGGATTCTCATCTTGCCATGTGTGCGTAAAGGTTAACGCCGCCCGCGTAGCCTCTTCGATGGGTAGTTTTAACTGTTCAGCAGTTGTGATTAAATCAGCAACCTGATTAATACTTTCGCCTAAGTCATCATAGAAAATGTTACTAATTAATTCCCGCGCGTTTGGGATGGCGTTGCCTGTAGTCGCATTCACCCGTGCAACCGCATCTTCTAAATCCAGCATCGGGCTAATGACCTTACCCGCGAAATTCTGAAACAGGTCTACCGCCGTCCCTGCGATATTCCAAACGGTTTCCAGTATCTTCAGGTTCTTAATCGTCTCAACTGCACTTAGCGTTTCTTTGGCGGTATCCGTTTCCTCAATATTAATTTCGGTGTTGATGGTTTCATCTTGCAAGCTTGTGACTTCGGTCACATCATCGCCCGTCTGCTCAACATCTACCGTGAAGTCTACCGTCTCATCACTTAGCGGCAAGTCCTCAAGAGCGCTGGCGGCTTCGCTGGTATCCGCTGTCACGGTAATGGTCATATCACTCAGCGCGTCAAAGTCAGCGGCTAAACCAAGCGCCTCTTCCATAGCGCTTGTATAGTCGTCAGTATCCGCAATAAGTTTAATGCCCGATTCTGGAAAGTTTGCCATTACTTCTTTTTCCTATTGCGCTCGGCTTCTTGCTCACGCTGTTTAGCAGTATCGTATGATCGCATCGCCTCGATTGCGCTATCGGCTACACTGCCTCCGACGATTAGCATCCGACTGAACCGATCTTTTGCAAACATCACGTCGGGGTCTATTCCAAACTTAATACAGGCTTGGAACTCAGACCATAGGGTATCCGATGCATTCACTTTTACCCCTTCACTGAATACGGGGTGATTACCAAACCACAGTTCTAACGGGTTATTTTGGTACTCTAAGCCGAAAGAACCTGATACCCGCGCTGACCTCTTCAGCGCTGAGAGCGACCGCCTGAACGGCTAATCGGATGATGGTCGCATAATCGGTATTCCCCGTCAGTACAAAGTTGAGCAGGATAATGTCATAGTCGGTATCTGTTTCATCAAACTTGGCAATTTCCTTGAGTGCCTTTAGTTTATCCTCATACGCTGCTAGAAGCGCTTCCTCAGTGGGGTATTTGGGCATTCTAGCGGCATAGCGAAACACTGCCTTATCAACCCATTGCGCCCGTTCTGTGTCCACCTTTTTACAGGCTTCTAGGTAGTCGGGGTTATCTTCGGCTTTGGACATCTGCCCTTCAGTGAAGGCCACATCTACTGGGTCAGGAATTTGATAGGGGGCTTTGTCAGGATAGGGATAGATGTCCTGTGCTTTGAGTTGGATAGCTCTCAGCGTCGGGAGGCTTAACGGGGCGATGTGAAAAATGATACCCGAAAGACACTCATGGATGATAAGCGCTGGCCTACCATCCATGCTGTCTACTTTTAGAACGTTGTCAGTCATTGGAAACCCTAACTTTCCTTAGTATTATTGCGCCGGTCTAATCTTGCCTAAGAAGGCGTAAGTCCCGTGCAGCTCGCCTACTGTAATCGCAAAGTTGACATTAGCAGGGGCAATCGAATTGTACTTATTGTTCCCCGGTGTTACGAAGTCACCGACCATCTCAACATCATTGCCCAAATTACCACCGCTAAAGTCGCGTAGGACACGACAGGTGCTATCGGTTGCGGCTTGAATGACATAGAATGTGTTGCCCGTATACCCTGCGAAGTTCATATCAACAATTGAACCGATGCCCGTGCGGTCGAAGCTCATATTCTTCCATGTCGGACGGGTCTTATTCACATCCCGACTGCGCCAAATTTCGCCGCCTGCCGTCCCTAAGTAGACCTCATCACCGCGCGTTGGAGGTGTACGGACACTGTTGATATTCGAAGAAAGTGTATTCAAGGCCGCATCACGAACGACAATCAACGTGCCTGTATACGCACTAATGCCGGGGGTTTTCGACAAACGGATAAACGTTCCACTTGCACCACCGACAAACGCATTGCCACCCGCCTGAGCATGGATAGCGAGTAGGTTCTGTGAAGTTAATGCGCCCGTGTCATAAATCAGGGTGAAACTAATGCCGCCATCAGTGGAGAGCCAGATACGCCCACCCGCGCCAACAGCTAGAATGGTGCTGCTGTCAACTGCCACCGCCGCGCGTGGGAAGTTAGAACCTGTAATCGCGCTTAAGCCGCTGGATACTGCCCACAGCAGTGGGTCAGTCACGCCGTTATAGATGTCATTCAATAGGGCATAGACAGGGGGCTTAGTATCACTAAACACGACCACGCGATTACCCGCCAGTACCACGTCAAGAGCATCCGCCGCCAACAGCGCACCGATACGGACACCCGTGCGCGTAGCCCATGCATCAGTGGTGTAATACAGCCACGGAGCAGAACCACCCGCATAGGAGGGGCTTGCGTCCTTGTCAGTAACAGCTATCCACGCATCCTCTTCAGTCGTGCCTAAGCCGCACGCGCCCTGACAGGTTTCAGCACTAATGCCAATCACGCGATTATAGGCTACGTCGGAAGTCCTCAGACTGATGTCATCATGAGCAACCTGCGTCCATGTTTCCTCAATCGAGGCATCAATTGCCGCCGTTCGCATCACGTCTGTACCCTGCCCATCGGACATGGCTAGACCGTTATCAAATCCGAATGAGGTCACAGTCGTTTGAATATAGCCCTTCATGCCGGGGGCTACATAGCTATTCATAGTCGTGCGGTTGGGGCTGCAATACTGCCGTGCGCGAATCGTAAAGGGGCAATTGAGGCGTTTCAGCGCGTTTTCGGACGTGTAAGGATAGCTGAGATTTGCTGTCCAGTCGTCAGGATTGCCCGTGAGGACGATGGAACGCGGTTGTAAGCCGCCCACTTCCCCACGCCCCCACATTGTCGAACGCGCGCGCGCGCCCCCGCTAGGCGCGTCTAAGGCGGCATTTTGATCGAGGACAAGCCACGGATTACCCGCGCCGCCCGGTTGAATATCGACTGCTGCGGAGTCGCCGCCGTTTTTCCACTGGATACCTGCCATAGTTGTTAATCCTCTTTAAGCTACTGCTATCGTAATTTCACGCTGTACTCTCGCTTGGAGCGAGGGTATCAATTCTTTAGCGAACGTTTCCATAAACAACCGCGCCTTATTGCCGGGGTGTATCACCCCGAAGCTGCGTACTAACTTGCCGAATGACTGTCCCGAACCTTGATTGTATTTGGCAACGGGGGCAGTCCGTGCGCTGTAGCCCGTCCTGAAGGCCAACATCGTACCGGGTACTTTGGGGAAGATGAGATGTTCTTTCGTACCCTTATCGACATACTTAAAAATGGCAATGACTTTACGGTTGCCTTTTGGCTTAATCAGACATTCAATGCGCTGTTTCGTCACCGTAAACTCATCGGCAAAGTCAGGACGATTGCGCCACTGCCTCACCGCGTCACGACTGGTAGACTGTATATCATCGGAGGCGTTTTGCAGTCCGGTGTATACCGCCGTTCTCACCAGTTCGTCAATCTCTTTTATCCTTGCCGCTGCTTTGTTCATCGTGTCCTTAACGCAAAAAAAGAGACGGTGTGCATACCGTCCCTAACATCGGTGTATTCCTAACTTTGTTTAAATCGCTCCGAGGGGATTATCCATCCCCACCTTTGCGAGTATCGTGCTTCAAGCGGTTAGGGCGCTCTCTGCCATGTGCCCATGTGATACATGTTTAGTTTAACACGATTATTGCCTAAAGGTCAATTTATACAAAAAGAGCGTTCCAAATGGTACGCTCTCCTTGCTGCCTTTCGGCTGTCATTATTTGTCACCTGCTGCCCCGTCGGGTTAGCAAACTCTCTACGTTTGAGAGCAACACCGTTTTAACAGTGACTATGGTATGTGGGCATCAGTGGATTCGAACCACTAACCAACGCAATTTAAGTGCGTTCTCTCTGCCAATTGGAGTACATGCCCATGAATAATATTATAGCACACTTTATGTATTTGCAAACACATTCTTGTATTTGCGCCGTGCCACCGTGTGATAGAACGCCCAGTATTCTTGCGCTAACATACTGCGCTCATTCCCCTCTTGGCGCATGTATCGACTGTAAACGGTAGTGTCTACATAGACGGGTTGCACACCTGCGTTAGTCAAGGCACATTGAAAGGCGTAATCCTCGGCATAGGCAAAGTCCGAATCATAACCGCCCACACGTTGCCAGTCGTCACGATGGAATAGGAACGTCACGCCTGTTATATTCTTACGTGATAATGAGCCAGCAGGAACACCTTTCACCAGCGTTTCATTACCGTCCTGTACTTCGATGTGATTACCGTACACCCACATTCCCGGTTGCCATGCGTTACGTAGAGAGGTTATATCATTAAGGGTGTCATCACAATCCAACGGGATAATAAGGCCATCAATAGCACTATCAATTAAACAGTTTCGGGCATAGTTTACACCCGCGTGAAAGTCGTTACTAACTAACCCAACCTGTCCAAACCCTAAAAATTGTTTAACGATCTCTCTTGTATCATCTGTACTCGCGTCATCAAACACATAGACAACCTCGCACCCCGCATCGAGGGCGCTCTTAATGGCGCGTTCAATGGTAGCAGCGCCATTTTTTACCGGAATCACACATGTGGTAATCAAAAAAACTTATGCGCTTTCTCTATGCGTCGATCCATAACCACGTTCCACGCGAACGCCTGCCCATACCGAGCGCCGTAGCCGCTGCCCGTTTGCATTTTGGTTGCAGTGGGTACAAGCTGCCCGCTAATCGTTTCTACCATCGGCGCGTGATACTTATTCCATAAATCCAGTGTCCAGTATGACATCATTCCCAATTTGCTCATCATGTTCCCACACGCAAACGCGACACACGCCTCCATGAGTTCACTGTCAATGTTATTGTTGACCAGTGGACTACCGGCATAATAGTTCACACGGATGAATGCGGGCAACCCCCCGCACACATTGGCGCACAAGTACCCCAACCGAAAGGCGCTCAACTCTGCGTCTAAGATGTAACCCGTATAGGTCTGGAGTACGGTATTGTCAGCGTCTAATAGTTGGATGTTGGTTGTTTGGTCGGTATACACGCGATAGACATCGACTAGCGTGACAAACGAATTGACATCGGTTGTGTCTACAATATTCGGACTGTTGAAATTGGGGTCATTGGCGATGTACTCCCGCGCCCACTGCGTCGGCTTCACAAACAGCGCCCGATGTGCCGTAATCGTCACCACCCCCGCGCCGTTATTGCTCACACTTATCGGTTCAATCTCATAACGATAATCCCCCGCACTTGGCGCACCGTCCGCCGTGCGGAAGTAGAGCTTAATCTCACTATCGGCGATGGTGGTATTCACGGTAATGGTTGCCAAGTCATTCACGCCCACGCTATTCGGGTCACTATAGACGACTGCTACCCCCGCTTGAATGAGTGCCGTTGCACGACTGCCCAACGCTATCATTTTTAAGTAGGTGGCTTGGAAGATTTGATTACCAAGAGGCCACCCCGTGCCGATGGGAATGGTTTCAGAGAACCACGCTGGAGCGATGGAATAATGCAAATCGCCAGCCATCCGAATGAACGCCGTTTCAAGGTTACGGGCGATGTACTCGCGTTCTTTTTGGAGGTAGACAGAACCGGCCTTATCATTAGCGGTTTGCAGAGGAGCGCCCATCCCTGCACACTGGTTAAAATGCCAGATGTCCTCTAGCATTTGTAAGCACCACTGATTCAGCAGATGGTTGTTTTGACTAACTGTAAAATTACTTGAGACGTTTAGAGCGAGTGCCATTTTATTCCATCCAACTTCCGCGCTTGTCTAACGCGATTGTTCTCTTACACCGACTACAATATCTTAACACGTTTCCATTGTGTACAGTGTACCGCGTCTTAGAATGCCCCCACAACGCACACCATAGGCGCATGAATAGGTTAGTCATACTTGTTTCCAATTGATCCTTTTAATAATCAATCTCATTCCAGCCGCACTAATTCCAAATTCTCTGGCGAGTTTAGATGAATTTGTTTCACCACTGGCATAACGAAGCCTTACTTCGACAACTTGAATAGGACTTAATTTACATGTATTAACAGATTCGCCCATAGTTTGTCTGTTTTTCGAGACTTTATCAGCGGTATTTTCTTGATTAGTTCCTAACCATAAATGCTTAGGATTACAACATTTAGGATTATCGCATGAATGACAAACACACATCCCTTTAGGAATAATATAATTGGGATGCATCCAAGCAATACGATGCGCTAAAGTATCTTTCCCGCCGACTTTCATTCGCCCATATCCGTTTGGAAATAACATCGCTTTCCATTCCCAACATTGATTGTCATCGGCAGTGATAGCAACTTTATTCCAAAATGCGTTTATTCGTTCTTCGGTGGTATACTTACGAGGCATGGTGTAGCTCCTATTTAGCTATACAGCCCTTGAGCGTTGCCACGCTGCGAAGGGCATTAAATTGATACCTCATTATACCATTTATTCAGTGTCCATGCGCTCCCAGTCATTGGGATAAAAGCGCATAATTGTATCCACATCTTCGACTTTAGCGTACAAGTTTTTACCAGCTTCGTACTCATATCTCATACCTGATGGGAACATATTCCCCAAACCAAAGCCGGATTGATTACTCCCCTTATAACGGAGTGCTACGCTATGCTGTAGACTCTCACTTTCACCTAACTTTTCCCGTATAAGCGTCATCAACTTGGCTACTTGCGCGTCGAAGCTGAAGTTAGCACGAACAAACTTCGTGCCAGCAGCGGCTATACTTTGCACATATTCAGGATGTTCTAATGCCTTCTCTATTTGGCTTCTAAGATCATCTAAGGTCACCCACTCCTGATAATGCCATTGCGCCCTTAAATCAGTCAATTCATCCAACCCGTCTACATGCTGCTGTAGCACCATGCCGCCCCCACTGGCTAACGCTTGGAATAGGCGGTTGCTTACAAAGCCACGCGATGTGAAGCCGTTGTCACTGATGATAACTTTGGCACGTTTGTACATAAGCGTTGAAGTAGAGAAGTTGTAAAGCGTGGCATGTTTATCCCCCGGTTGCTCTACTAAGCCACCGAAAGAACGCACTACCTCAGCAATTGCCATTCGCTCTAGGGAGCGTAGAGTAGCCAAGTATACAACGGGATACTCAGTCTGACTTGCGAAGGGGTTTTCGCGTCCAAGTTCCATAAAATAGTTTGCCACATTTGTTTCTAAATCCCCTTCACTTTCCTCATAACCAATCTGCCAATAAGCCCACTTAATCCCCTCGCGTTCATAGTCCCTTACCACATCTAAATTGGTAATCAGTTGTAGGTCGATTTGACGCAATAGGGGTAACATCTGAGGCGAGTACAAGCCGCCTATCGCTTGGTCGCCATTCCAATTCACTACGCTTGCGCCCGTGCGCTGTTTCAGCTCGGATAGTATTTCAGCAGTCACAGGGACAGGGCTTTGTAACTGCGTTAGGATTAAGTCCGGTTTGAAACTGTCGACTATTTCAACCAGTCGGGAACGGAGTTGTTTAGCATCAACGGAAAGATAGTCAAACTCTTGAACGATGTGCGCTGCACCATACTTGTTTTTGGCACGAGTAAGCGCCTCACGTAATCCTTTTTTGCCATGAATAGGATGCTTTTGTACCGACCAACCCGGTTCATATATGGGCAAATAAAGAATACGTGCCGCACGCCTATCCTGTTGCGGTATTTGTGGTTCACTTGGCACTACGATACCTCCCTGACTCCAATTGTATTGGTCAAAAAAGAAATGGCTGTCATCTTTTTCAACGCCCTTGTGATAGTTAATCTGGCGGAGTTCGTCATTGGCGATATGATCTTCTACGATACATGCGGCTACTTCATCTACAGAATAGCCGTAGCGTTGTATTTGCGCTGAGAGTGAATTGTCACCCCCATAAGTCCCTGCTCCCGCCATCTCTTCGTGTTCCCCGAGCCACCATTGGAGTTTGTCGCCTAACCACTTCCGAAATAACCCCACCTGCGCATAGATCAATGATACGCGCTTCCCATTCATCACGCCACGCATGGCATTCGTTTTGTAGACATCCCGCCCGCGTCCATCTCCCATAGGTCGGTTGTCAGCGAAGGCGACCGCCCCGCACTTCATATTGTTTTCAAGGTGGACTATAGCAGGAATGACGCTGCCCATTTTGAACTCGATGTCGTCATTACTCAGCAGGATATACTTGGCATCGGTTGCCAGCGCCCCGCGCGTAAAGGCGCTAATCGCCCCCGTCAACTTGCCGTCCTCAATCAGTTGGATGTCCGGTTGCGCCTTACACCACTCAATCGAACCGTCAACGCTACCCCCATCCACAATCGTGATGGTATAAGTGATACCCGGTAGCAGATTGTCACGGAAGGACTGTACCATTTTAGTGAGCAAGTCCAGTCTCTGATACGTTCCAGAGACTAGACCGATAAGCGGTTTATTCGTCATATTCACCACGTAATCTATCACAAATAGCCGTTCTAAACTCAATGAAATAAGTGACGGGGTTATTTCCCCATCCCATCTGCCTCGAATGTCCATTCCCTATATCGTAGACACCATACTTATCCGGTAAATTCCGAAGCATTTTATACATTTCATCAGAGTCATACATATAAGATGCAACATGGATAATCCCCCGACTATCCATGCTATAGCTTACACGCCCGTCATTATCAAGGAAACACCCCGCCTCTTTAAGTAATACCTCAATACGGTTATCACGCCATATATTGAAATGACGTGTATCCCCTATGAACTGCTCAAAGTATGTGTCCATTTACTGCGCTTTCGCTTTCCGAGTGCGCGTTTTCTTTGGCGCTGGCGGTTGGGACACGCTTTCGATGTTGGCGTTTCCGATAGACAATGCCGCCAAATGGTCGCTGGCAATCGGTGTCACGCTAATCGGTTTCTTAACCCCCGGCGCAACGGTCAAGGCAATCCCACAGTCGGACGGCTCAACCAAGTAACCCGAAAAGTACGCTCCCGCTTGCCGTAAGCCCAACTGTACCGCGTCGGCTACGTCACTGCTGACAATCTGCCCACCGCCTAAAATCGCCTTGTCATGCATGGCATCATGGTTCACTAAGTACCCGCCCGGTTGCAATTTGCGAAGGGCTAAACTCGAAAGCAGCGCGACTAACGGCGTGCTATGGTCGGCATCTTCGAAGATCAAGCCCAATGAACCGTCTGGTTGTTCAGCAAGCCAGTCCTGCCCGTTGGCACGGACTAAGGTGCAGAACTGCCGGAGTTCGGGTAGCATGGCGTTCCCATGTGCCATGCCGCCGACTTCGTTATCCACGCTGATAACCTTACCCTTACCGTTGCGGAGTACCGCCAGCGCCAAGTGTGAACCGCTGCATCCTGCCCAACCACCGATTTCGACTACGGTATCAGGCTTCAAATGACGCACGAGCGCGTAGAGCATTTGGCCTTCAACCCCGAAACACGAACCCATGGGGAAGGTTGCCAACGCGGGGTTCCAGTGATAGCCACCGAGGTTATCCTCAGCCGCATAAGCGATTAACTCTTGCGCGTCGGCGTGGATTTGCGCGGCAATTAGGGTAAGCGCCTCAGTGAGTGTAATCGACTTGTTATACGTTTTCATTTGTGACCTCTTCTATAGTTTGAATAGCGTGTATCTTTTCCCAACCGATAGGGACTGCCCATATATCCGTTTGTTCCGGGTTACTCCAAATGTATCCCCATTCCTCAATCATTTCGATTGTCCTGCTAGACGCTAACCCGAATTGATTAGCATTTTCTTGTGAGTATTCGAAAAGTAAAAACGGATGATACTTCTCGATAATCTTTTTAGCGCCTGACAATACCAACTGCTCAGACCCTTCGCAGTCAATCTTGATAAACGTTGGTTTAATGTCGTGCAAAGCGCAAAAGGTATCTAACGTCACAACCTGTATTTCACTATCTTCAACCACCTTATGAAACGCGGGTTTACCATCTACAATAGAGACACCTTTTCCGCCGTCCGCCACTACCGAGTGTAGTATCCCTCTGCCGTTGTAATTGGATACGCCCGTGCGGAAACATTTCACCTTATCGGTTAGCTTATTGAGGAGTACGTTTTGAGTTAGCACGTCATAGGTTAGCGGTACAGGTTCAAAAGCCCATACTGTTAAGTCAGGGTGATGTGCAGACAACAGCGAATAGCAGCCGGTACTTGCGCCCACGTCGATTAGCGTTGCACTCGGATAACGGATAAGCTGATTCCAACACCATCGCAGCGGGAGAGGACTATAACTACGCAGAGGTTCAAAATAAAAACTACCACCGAGTAACGCGGTACGTTCATCAACCAATATCATTTTGTCGTCAAAGAGTTGCGCTTCTAGACTCATTCTACCCATTCCAATCCAAAGTAAGGATGCTCTTTCATAAACGCTGGCATGTAATCAAGCGGGTGTACCTTCTCTGCTACTTCCCATTGATGCCCTACGGGGTGTAAATCAGTCCACCGGTTGCGGTCTAAATACATGGCTACATACTCATCAGGCGTAAAACGTAGCTCGTGCTTGTGACCATGACACGAGAGTTTGTAGCGTAGATATTCGACAGGTTGGCAGTAACCGAAATGGGAGATAGCATACTTTAAACTCACAACAGTGCAAGCCCTACCAGCGTTCTTAGGAAACAATATACGAGGTGGGGCTGCTAGATCGTTAATCATCGCATGACTAAAATTATGATAGAAATGAAATAAAGGAATTGCCACATATGACGATTTGTAAGTATCTGAATTACCATATAGCAACTCCAATGTTTCAGGCCGCCAAACCTCGTCACTATCCACCACTAACACTATATCCGCATCCGGCGCATACTGCCCAATGGCATTGCGCTGTTGGTTCTCTTGCTGCCATGTGTCCTTATGCCAGCGGAGTTTAACCCCTGCTGCTTGCCATGCCGTTTCATGTAACTCTTGCTCAGTGTCGGGACACCCATAATTCGTCGTGTATCCGTGTGATGGTTTGTCGCTGTAAAGGATATGAAACTCGGACACCGCGTCAATTACCGAACGGATGGCATAGGCCATATAGGGTTTGCCGTAGTGGAGCGCCATATAAGCAATTGTTTTCATTGCCAACTCCCCGCTTTCGGCAAACTCCACATACAAAACCGTTCCCCCGTTGCGCCGTTAATCGCCCACGCTGGACAGTCATCCGTTATGGTACTCGGCTCAGGCTCAGGAGTAGCATCAGGTGACACGCTAGAACCCTCACACGGCGTTGTAATCTGCCACGTGTTCATATGTAGCACGCTGCTATCATTCGCGCCTGTAAACGTCACGAGGTTGTCTAGCATACTATCTGCGGTATAAGCATCCAAGTACCCTAGCGCGTATGTGCCTTGTGCCGTTGTAATCGTGTCGCCGATGCTCACATTAGCTACTGTTGACACTGTGAAGATTTCCACTCCGCTTGATGTGTAGCCAAAGTGGAGGCGGTAGTGAACGGGTGAAAGCGTTTCAATGCAGGTCGGTGCAAAGTGGGTGTGTACGATGTCTTGGGCTTTTGTTTGTCTGTAAACACCTGCAATGATAACCAATATGATAAGTATGATTGCCAGCGCTATTTCGAACCCGTTATCTGATGTTCGTTTCATTCCGTTTTCGCTCCTAACATACTCTCATAGCCTCTTGCCAACTTCTCAAATGATGCTTGCATATCGCGCTTCATATCGCCCTCGGGCAACTCGCTTACCAACCGCGCCAAAAACCGCAACCAAGCGCCCGTGAATATCTTGACTTGCTGCGTAGTCGGATTGTGTTTGCGCGATTGTATCCACATGTTGCTCATGACTTCGAAGAGCGCGTAATCGTTATTTGCCCACTGCATACCTTCAACGCCCAACAGTAGGGCGATAGCGGCGCGGGTTTCGAATATCTTTTCACGCATTCGTCGGTGGGTGTAGAGGAGTTCAGACATTGGCTTCCACACTTTTCTTGAACGTATAATCCACACATAACAACTGATACAGCGCGTGACTATAATCCTCAAGTACCCATTGTTCATTGACTAATCCCGCTGCAACACTGGCAAGCGTCTCATACCGCGCTTGCATGATGTATCGCGCGTCAAAGATACCCGCGTCGGGTAACGTTTCAGTGAGCAGAGGCATCTTGTGCGCGGCGGCTATACACCAGCGGAGGGGTGCTGCGCCCTTTGTATCATCACGCTGGTGAGTGTGTACCATCAACTTCGACTGCATGAGCGCCGTTGACCGTGCCGACTTCCATAGGCCGCTGTTGGGTGCTAAAGTAAGCCCTTGCTGCTGTAGTTGTTGGGTAATCACTTGGCGGCGCGGGGTCTGGTAGGATATTTGGGCAACGTCATAACGCTTAGGGTTCTCGTTAATATCTTCATTGAGTCCCCAATGTCCACCCATCGGCACGTATTTAAAACCACTCTTTATAGCATGGGATTTGTCGCTATTCCAAACCTCATCAACACATGCAGGGGTATTATGCTCACCATCCCAATTCCATTCAAGCTGCCACAAGATCATACGCGCCTTGAATGTCCCTTTGGTAGTAAAATTCCACTCTCCATTGACAGGCGAGATAATGAACGTGGTGTCCTTGCTATCATGTTGTAGCATTTGGTCAACGTAGATAATCGGATAGCCTGACAGTTCAGCCAATCGAAAGAAGTCTACATAACTGCCATAGTTGTGACGTGTGCGAACGAAGATGATACTCATATGTTAATCCTCCAACCGGAATAACTGTGCAGCATGAGCGCCACACCTGCCACCGCAAACGCATCAGTCACCACATTAGCGCCGATAAGCAGGAGCGCTAAGGCCACATAAGGCGCTAGGCAGATGATACAATCCAGTAGGCCATCATGAATGCGCTCACCACCTTTTAACTCTGTAGTTTCGTATGACGTATTAGCGCTAAGTGTCACAACATATTCGGGTGCTGTTTTGCGCCCATGCCATCTGCCGCCCTTGAACTCTCGCAACCGTTCAAAGATACCGAATAAGCCGGGCTTATTGGTTACGATGTAGGATACATACCAACATGCCGCTGCTAGTTTCAGGAAGTCAAAGAGGGTCATTAAATCAACCCCGCTTCCTTCAATGCGACTTCACGCGTGGGCGCAAGCTCGCGTAAACTCTCTACCCGTCGAAAGAACTCCGGCATAACCTCCACGTCAGCAGGGCTCACCATAATGACCTGCCCCATGAATAACGGACGTGGATAATAGCGCCCCGTTGCCCGTCCATACTGCGTACTTGGCGCATAAAGCGTCTGTACCGCAATGTCGCCCGGCTGCGCCCCGACTAAGTTGGCTTCACTGCCACCACCGACTACACCACAGCAACCACCCATTTTCTCTATTCCTCCATTACGCTCAATGATTGAACGTCGTAAATCTTCGTAATTGGATAACTCGCGAAACGCCTTCGAGCGCGTTATCCCCTCTCCATTATAATTTAAAAGGGGCTTGTCGCATAAGACACCACATACCCCATTGAGTTGTGAACGCATGTAAAAATCGACATCTTCCATCCCTTTGAGCGTGTCGTCAAAACCACCCAATGCCTTGAATAACTTTGTTGGGTACAAGGTGGTCACCAGATGATACCCGCCAATCCTACCGCGCCCGTCGTCAAAGTCGTGTGCTAAATACGGGTTACACTCACGCGGGTGCATGGTTCTTTCGCCCTCTTGCCACGCGGTATAGACATACGTCCCTTGCTGATAGGTATGTAGACACTCCTCAATAAACGTGGGGGCTATCGTGTCATCCGCATCAAGGAAACAAATAAACGGCGTGTCAGCGAACTTGGCGGTATTGCGGAAGTGTGCGGGTGTGTGCAGTGATAACCCGCTGAACACCTTACACTTGACCGTCTGCCGTTCAGCGCTCTCTATGGCACGGAGTCGAATATCCGTGTGATAGTGGGCATAAGGCACGTAAATCGTCGCAATCGGTTTCATGATTTTACTGACACTGCTTTTCAGCTTGTGCCAACGCCTCAACAATCGCCCCGCGTAAGCTCTCGGCTTTTGGTTTCAAGTGGACGAACTTGGCGCGTCGGTCATTCGGGTCATTTGAACGGAGGATTAAATCCATCTCCTCTAAGCGGTCAAGTACGGGTGTGAAGGACGTGGCTTGTGTTTGTACCGCTTTCGCCAACGCGCTCGCGTGCTGCTTATCGTTCTCAAATAGCGCGATAAGAACATGAATTTGACGGGTGGTTAAGTTCCAGATGTCTGTATGCGAAAGGTTATCGCGCACCGCCTTCTCAAACGCTTCCCGTTTCGCGTCTAACTGTAGCCATAGCGTATCCATATAATCTTACCTTGTTTACTTGTACATATGTCTAATTCACATATTATCATAGTTGCGGATTATACGCAATCGGTTGTATATTGGTTTGTGTGTACTACACGGTCAGTATACCGCCTATGGTAGAACGACACTGCGCGATAGGTAAACAAAAACCCCTCAATCCGAGGGGTTTTTGCGTTAGCGTGGAAAGGAGAAGTCTTAGAACAGACTGTTACGAACGGTCTGCCCACCATCAGCATAGTAAGAACCGTCAGTCATCGGTGAACGCATCCGTGTGCGGTCGGTAACGATGATGTTATCAATGCGGCCTGCGGCAAACGGCGCATCGAAACGGAAGCGCCACTTACCCGCCACCTTGTAGAGAATGCACAACGGCTGCTCTTGCTTGCCAACGCGGTACATGCCGCCGTTGATGACGCGGGTATTGGGGACACCCGTCAAGCTGGCAATCTGGTTCTGGAACTCGTTACCGGTATTGAAGTATTCAATGAAGGTCACAGCCTCACCATTGAGCCGCATCGGAACGATATAGAACGTGGTGTTATAGGTGTCTGGCGCGGTCGTCACCAGTGGCACACCCCATGAGAACAGTACCGGAATACGGATACCGTCAATCATCAGATACTTACCGTTGTACATATCGTCTTGCATCTGACGTTGGCTATCAGCACTCACGTTAATCCGCTGTCCGTTGTTATTGACCAACGTATTGCAACCGGTGGTCTGATAGGCACAAGGCCACTGGCGAGTAACAGGTCGCCATGCGCGGGGATGCATGAGGATGGCAAATGAACTGCTGCCCTCATCGTAACCCATGCCGTTCCCAAACAAGTCCATCTCAATCGCGCTGTACAGGTCGGTTACGTAATCGACGATTGTACCTTCAGTTGCGGTACTGGAAATATTAACCGCGCCGAAGTTACGCACGCGGCTATCGACTGCCGTACACGCCACACCGCTGACAACATCGGTATAACCTGTTTTCACCAAACGATCTAAGCCATCTGACTGCCGAATAAAGAACGGGAACGAACCCGCGCCGTTTGCTGGGGCGCTGCGGTTGCCTTGAATGAGTACCATTTCAGACGACCGCGAAAGGTTTGTGCCAAGCTGTAAGAACTGCTTATAGGCTTGCGAGTTAACGTTTGCACCGCTAATCACATCCGGCATGAAGGGCGCGTTCTGCACTTGCGGGGGGATGATGTCGCGGTTCTGATCAGCACGGTTCCAATATGCGCCCGTGTTAATCAAGTCAACGGTTTGCGTATCGGCTAACACGTCACCAAATTCATAATCTTGGCGGCATATCTTCATATCGCCGGGGGTCATACCCACCCCGCAAAAGCCCGACGGGTTAGTGCCTGTGGGCGCGTTGATACCGGTTACGATTTCGCGTCGTTCCTGTAGGTAGACACTACCGAGTACAGGGAGCGCACTTGAAAAGCTGCCATTGGCACGAACGATGGTTGCGAACATACGCGGGTCAACACCGGGGCTACCAAACAAACCGAGTGTACCGGACGGGTTTAACCCATGCAGCACGTTAGCCGTCGGTGTACTGGTTGCGCCGGGGTCATTCTTGTAGCGCATGAAGTCGGCAAACTCTTGATTCTTCTGGAACTCTTTAAAGCGTTCGAAGTCCTGAGGCGTATACAGTTGGTCGGTCATGATTTGGCTCCGTTCGCAGCAGCGCTAGGGGCGTATAAATCCCCGAAGAAAGTATCTGGTTCTTTTGGCAGTACGTCTTTAAGCGTCGCATCAGTGTTGACGGTACTCATTGACTGTGAAGCCCGTTGCGGTGGCGCGTTGACAATTGTGCGTAGGTCTGCAATATCTTTCATGAGTTGGGCTACCTTCGCATCGGCATCTGTCTTGAGGGTCGCAATCTCAGTCTCTTTCGATTTGAGAGAACCTACCAACCCCTTGACCATGCCGAGCATTTCATTCTGGCTATCGAGCAATTCAACATACAGACTGCCAACTGCTTTTTCTTCCGCTGGCTTATCGCCCTTTGGCTTTTCAGGTTCGACTTGTGCGTAGTCCTTATAGGCTACCCGAGCATCTTCCAACGCTTTTCCACGTTCCGTATCTTTGGCCTCTAACGTAGAAACAAAGTCCTTACCGAACATTGCCTCTAGTTGTTGGCGCTTATCTTCAGTCATCGCCATTTCTTTGATCTCCTCAAAACTTGTATAGGGATTAGCCGCCGCATAAGGAGGCAATGTGCTAATTTCAAAAGTGTTGTAGTCGTCATAGTGCTTCCCATCGAATGCCCATTCGGGCGATGTGAAACCGTGTGACAACTTGATCTTGCCTTTATTCTTGCGATAGAAGGCTATCGCCTTTTCAGCCAGTGGCGTTTCATCGAAGTCACCTACTGCATGTACAAAGTGACCACTCCGCCAGAGCATGGTCGCCTTCCCATGTTCCGTGCCGGGGGTATGCCACGCCTCAAGGACAGGCAGCGGCACGAGCGCCATATCCAACCGCGCAATGTAGCGGTCGTGTGATTTGGCGGTCAGTATTTCTTCCTCTAAATCTTCGAAGTTATTGGTATGAATCGCGTGCCAATGCCACTTGCCATCCGTACCCTTGAACACGCTAAAGGCATCATCTTTGGGCTTAGGCATAAAGCGGTTAAAGACTTCTTTGAACGCCTTACGCGCCCGTTCACCCCACATGGGTGAGGCATAGATAGACGTGGCAATCGTCTCAGCTTGCTCTTCTAAGACTTCGCCCAACGCCTCTGCTATGACTACGGCTACATCTTGCGCGGGTTCTGGAACGGGGGTTAGTTCGTGGCGGTCACAATAGCCGGTGGCGAGGATGGGTTCTGGCTCATACGACTCAACAATGAAACAACCGTTATTTAAGAACCATCTACAATTGGCACATGCCTTACCGTCAACTGCCGACAGTGGAACATACTTGACCTCAGATTGTTCTAACATGCCTTGAAAGGCTTTGGCTGTAGTTTGTTCGGTCACTGGTTAGTCCCTTAAAACGCAAAAAGCGCATATTGCTACGCGCTGCCCTAACCAGCTATGTCCTCCCTAACGAGGTGTCTTAATTGATTATGCCTTAATTTGGCTTAATCTGTCAAATGGTCACTTGAGTACCTTCTCTAAGTAATGGTTGCAATTACCTGACCATGTTCCACATTCAAAGTTATCATGGTCGATACCCGGTCTGAGTTCGTTGTCTATCCACCACTTCATTCGATGCTTAACGCCCTTCAGTCGTGAGCAGGTCGCACAGTTTTCTTTGCCATCATCGCCTGTAAAGATGTAAGTTCCGTTTTTATCTGCCGACGCGATCCCTGAATAGTAGAACTCATCAGTCGTGCCCATCCACTTTTGCGCCCGTGCTTCCGCGTCAAAACTTGCGCCCTCGGTGTATATCTCATCAACCATGTTCGTGACATACTGCGTACTGTGTACACTGATGTCACCGACTACGCGCTTGTCATCCTCATCAAACTCAGACGCATCTACGCCGCCATGTTCCAAGCCGTCAATATAAGCTGCCTTGCCGTAACGCTGAATCGCGCCACGGATACGCGCTGCACATCCCGCTTTGGTTATGGTACGATCTAACCCATCCTGAATAATGGCGGCCATCTCTTGGATAAATTCATCATTGGTTGCGTCTATGTCTTTGGTAACAGGTATCTCATCATCGTCCGTCGCCTCAGCCGCAGCCGCTTGCGTAGTAAGTGTGGTGTCCCCTTGTGCGGTTACATCCTCCTCATTCGATCCTTCGCTATCCAATTCAACGTCACCCGTTGCGGTAATCTGTTCAGGTGTCTTAGGGTCATCATCAAATAAGCGCACCTGCCCTTTTTCGTCCATCAGTTCATCCGCAAACGCGGGTATCTGCCCCGCCGCTACCCCGCGCTTCTCATCATTCGTCATGAATTGCGCGGTGTTGAGCGTATTGACCCACACCTGAGCAATATCGGCTGTTTGTCTATCCTGTTCGGGATTCTGTGCTTTGTACTTCCATTCCATTGAACGGGGCAGTACGCGGAAGTTCCAGACGGGAGTCATGATGTTGGCGAGAAACCCCGCGCCCTTGACATCCGTCTTAGCAGCGAGGACGCGCGATTGCGACCCTGTACCGATAGACGCACCCGTGAGAGGCCATAAGTCCTGCGGGTCTAACCCGAATGACAACGCCGTTAAGTTAACGTGGATGTCCATAAACTCTTTATAGTTGAAGTTTTCAGGAACGGTGGACATTGGCACAAAGGTTACGGTTGCCGGTTGCGAGGGGTCTTTAGACGACAGTTGCAACGGGGCGCGGTAAACGTTCTGCCCATCTCTCACGCGCTCATAATCGAATTGCCGCATCGCCGTCTGGACTTCATCCGGCTTGACGTTGTTAAAAATGATGATACCGGGCGGCGGCATATCGCTGAGGAGTTCGTTCTGATGTCTACCGAGTAAGATTTGCGCGTTGGCTACTGTGAGCGCATCATACAGCGAGGACTTCCCCATGCCGTACATGAGTGTGTTGGGCGACGGTTGCCGCGCCACACGGATAACGCGCGTAGTATGCATCTTGTGCAGTTCGCCGCCCCACTCGGAAGCGTAGAGGTAAGGCCATTCACGATTGCCGGTGAAATAGATTCGCAGCGCGTCCAAGTGGTTGATACCCAGTATCTTGGCGCCCTCTTTAATCGGTGTATCGGAGTCGCCATAGGCTACCAGTTCCATAAACCAACCACGATTAAGGGTCAGGTAATCGACCAACCCCTTACCGACTAAGACATCATAGCCTTCCCCAAATTCACTGGTTGCGAATAAGTCTTGCCATTGGAACGTTTGATTACGACCGCCGCTAATCTCGTGCGGGATGGATAAGAACTTCTCAATGAAGGTCTGTACCGCGCCACTCACTAAGCTGTTGTGCTGCGTATAGTGCATGACACGTAGAGCAATATCGCATTCGGTCGTTCCCCAACGGGGCAGCATATCAGCTTTGTTAGGCCATAGAAACCCCATACTATCGCCAACGAAGCCGCCCCATGCAGACGGGCTAAACTGCCTGACGCTGTACTGCTCATTGGTTACGATTGCGGCTTCGGTTTGGTCTGGCATGGTTTACCTATCTGTGGTCTGGCTCATCAAACACTGAACGATAGCGCTCACCATTCACCATAACAATTGCATCAACGTTAGTAGCCATCAGCTCACGACTGCGCACCTCTACAAACTGCGCCACCATAATCCACGCGGTCTTGTACGCGGGTTTCAAAGCTTCCCAATCATAATTAACTCCCACTGACTCCCACCATAATGCATATAACTGCCGCGCGAGTGCTTCCTGTTCACTGATACCCATGTTACCCAACTCCTTACATGTTGTAATACATTGCTCTGTCAACTGCCATACTCAGCGCAACCACCGCATCTATCTTACCTGCTGTTGTGCGCTTAACGATACGCAAATGCTCCCCGTCGGGTTTTCTATCGGCATTGATCATGTGCTGTCTCAAGTCGGGATAGTCACCCGCATGAGCTATTTGCCTGTTGATAATCATATCATATAAACGCTTGTCAGCAATCAAACGTGGTGCGCCCTGCAAAAACGGATTCCAGAATGCGTTATCGCCTAGCCGTTGGGCTGTACTTGCCATCTGATAAGGGTCATAAGCCACCTCGATGACATTGTACGCAGTAAAAAGACGCTTAATCTCTTTTTCAACCTCAACAAAATCCACCTGCAAACCGTCTGGCGGTTGCCATATACGACAATAGCGCAACTCTGGAATATCATTCGTTCTGGATACAGCGACTACCGCAAAGCAATCATTCTCAACAGCCGCATCAATGCCGACAATAACACTGCGCCCATTCAACTCAGATAGTCTATCAACCTTGCAAGCGTCCCATAACTCAATCTGCATAAACGCTTGGGTTGACGTAACCCACTTATTACCATGCATCCTATCGAATTCAGAGGGTAACAACTGACTACGTTCTTGGTCGTAATACTCTTTCGTTTGCCAAGGCAACATCGGTTTAGTTACCCACACCGTAAGCATCTTAGCCGCTTTATTCTCGTATACTTCCAAGTCCTCATAACCTGCTATCGGTAAACCTTGCTTAACACCAATCTCATACAATTGTTCAAGGATAGGTGATTCACCTGTAACCCCTGCATAGGTATCTATCCAACGCTGCGAGTTACCCCACTTTGTAGGGCTTAAAGTCATCTCAGACCACATACGCTGATGGGCTTTAGACTTCCATCCCCACAACTCGGAATAAACAATCATGTCATCATTGCCACCCGCCTCACCTGACGGGTCTATAGGTACACATTCCAGTTTAGCGCCATTGGGATAAGTCACCTTATAGCCGCTTGGTGTAACGTTGATACCCTGCCGTTTACCATTGCGTTGACCTATCTTAATCGCCTCACGTAAATAATAACCTACTCGGCTATCGGCTTGCTTAAGATCATTAGCCACTAACTTAACACTTCCATTCATATGATGCTCGGCTACGTAATCAGCAACCGCCGCTATGATGCTCGACTTTGCCGACTTCTTAGGCCATGACCACAGAACAGTATTGTAGCGATAACTCCCATCGTCATTGCGTGATAGTGCTAATTCAAGTGGCCTACGCTGACAGTCATACAGGTTCATAAGTTTACCCGTATCGTACAGGTAAAAGTTGTGTTCAATCCAATCAATCGGATTAATGTATGATGTCCGCCCCGTTAGCAGATTGTCCAACTTCTCTCGCTCTTGCGGCGTTAAGTAAGGTAGCAATCTGTTCACTTCGGTCACTGTCACTAAGTTCATAGACTACCCGTTCCGTTGCCTCTCCCTGTAGCAGTTGCAACTTATCCACCATAATTCCCATTACCTTACCGATGTCCAAGTAATCAGCATCGCCACGCGCATTAGGCAACTCTTGGAGCGCTGCTACCACTTCGTTTTTTAACATCTCAACAATGTCACTCATTTTTATCTGGGCAATCTTTGACGGTGGAGGGTTAACCTCTTTAGTAAACCAGCGCCGAATAAGGGAATGTGATACCCCTACGTTATTGGCAACTTCCATCAATGCCCCTCGGCGCTCTGGGTATCCTGCTGCCCTAAGCATCAAGACTGTACTCGCTCTAAAATCGTCACTGTATCTCATGGCGTGGGTATCGCCTCAACTTCAAACTGTAGAACACCTATATACGTCGCTACAGGACTGGTTGCAGCAACCGATACTTCAACGGTGCAAATGCCTGCGGATACCATTGTAAACCTGCCAATACAAGCATCATTCGGTATACCATCGGCTATGCCTTGATCTGAGGACACTAGCCCCGCGCTTGCCGCGTCAAATGTAGCAACCGCTGGCGTTTGACTTGTCCATGCAATCGAAGCGCCAGTAAGCACTTGAGTAGTCGATTGAAAATCTTTAAGGCGCGAAAGGAAAGAGTATCGGATAGGGATACTCTCACCCACATAAGCCGGAATACGCGGGATTTGCATACCCTTACCCGCCTGCGCTCAAGGTGCATGTATAGGTACATTGAATGGAATCAGGATTCGCCCCGACTAAGTTAATCGCTGCAAATACGCTTCTATCCCACAGTGTACCGCCGCCCGTTGCCGCTTGGTCGAATATACCATGCTCAGTACAAGCGATGTCCGCATCACAGGTCAATGTACCAACACTCCGCCATTGATTACTGGCAGGTGTTGAGCGTGTTCCAGTGGCGCGGGTACTATTGGGATTAAGCGCAGTTGTGCTTTCCGTGCCGAGTGCGGTATCGGTTACATTTTCAGCGCCAACCCCCGTCCCAATACCATGAAAGTTCATATTGGCATAGACTTGTGCCGAAGCGTTCCAGTCATCTCGTAAAAACGTTACCCCGGCGTTGGTAATGACGCGCCGTGCCACAACCCCGTAATCAATCCACTCGCCTGTTTGCCCGTCCCATTTGCGAATCTCAAGTTCGCTGTACATCATGAGTGTCGGCATACGAAGTTTGCGAGTGAGAGGGATAAACCATTTCACCATAAACAGCGGTATGAGATAATCCCACCGCAGCCAGAAACGCAGCATATCCCGCAGCTTCGGATTCGTAACCTTATTCGGACTAAATACCTTGAGGTCTAAATCCCCTTTAAATCTCATATCACCTGAAAAGCTCATGATTGTACCACCTCAAAATGCTCGGCATAGGCTTGCATTAATTTAACCGCCTCGTGATGGAACACTTCAACCTCATGCCCCGCAGTATAGAACACGTTGTCTATACGTAAGTCTTTAATCACTACCAACTTCACATAGCTAGGTGCTGGCATCGGTATCGGGATGATTACTTTTTTAGGGTCAGTCGCCATTTTAATCTCCGTAAATCGTTAATGAGCGCGTTTGTACAAGCTGCGTCTTGATATGCTTTTGGTCATAGTGTACATCATTTTGAGTTGTATCGTAAACAAGCGGCCTAGCCAATGGCGCAAAACTGACCGGATTCCGCCTTGTATCAACCACATCAAAACCGGCTAGAACCGTTACCCCGCCCGTTTTAACCCCGACGAATGTGCCAATTGATGACAGGATACCGGAAAACCATTTATTGATTTGCTTCGACAACCCGCCAACAGGGGTTAAGTTTCCGCTAACGTTCTTTTGTACCTGTTTACTGAGCGCCCCACTACTGCCCAATGTTCCACCAATATTTAAAACAACCGTTTTAATATTACTCAATACGCCTGATGACGTGAGCGTTCCTGAGAATAGTTTATTGACCTGTTTTGCTAATCCACCAACGCTCGATAGTGTTCCGATCATAACCTTATTCGCTTGGTTATTTAAAACACCACCGATTCCAAGTGTACCGCCTATAGTCAATAGAGCAGTTTTAATATTGGCTAACGTGCCGGAACTCGTGAGTGTACCGGAAAGCAGTTTATCAACTTGTTTTTGCAGCAACCCTGCGCTGGTTAACGTTCCAGCCATGAGCTTGTTACTCTGTTTAACAAAGCTGCCGATGCTCGTTAATGTTCCACTAAAAACCTTATTGATTTGTTTAATAAGCAATCCACTAGAGGCTAATGTCCCGCTATAAACTTTATTAACCCGTTTACTTATCGCCCCGCTTGGAGTCAACGACCCCGCCAACGTTTTGTCATCTCGTTTAGACAACGCGCCACTAGAAGTTAATGTCCCGCTATAAACTTTATTAACCCGTTTACTTATCGCCCCGCTTGGAGTCAACGACCCCGCCAACGTTTTGTCATCTCGTTTAGACAACGCGCCACTAGAAGTTAATGTGCCAGAAACAGACAACGGGAATGGTAACAAGGTATAGTTTCCGCCGCCAATGTCATCTACTCGAATAGTCGTTCCACTAATCGTCATGAGTTTAACGCCACCTGCCCCATAGGTGGCATCGGTCACTGTTCCGAGTGATGTCCAACTTCCTGCTGATGCTTTGTAAAATACCTCAATGACACTGCCAATAATCCGCATTCCAAAACTATCACCCGCGCTAACCTCTTGGTTAAATGTTGCTATCGTCGTAGCGGCTAAATTATCCACGCGCGTGACAATAATTGCGTCCGTTCCAGATGCTTTTGTCCAACGCACGGTATAAGCGTCTAATGTCGTAATGCTGCCAATATCTTTCCCCCGTGCGTATAAATCAACAATTCCGCCATCCGCCCCTAACGTGGGTACAGTTGCCCATAGCTCGCAATCCGCACTATCCGCCCCAACTAAATACATATTAGCGCCCACGCCGCCGTTACCCGCGCATTGGTTCGATATAACCTCAAGTGTCGTAACCCCAAAGCCACCCGCGCCCGGTAATGTTGCCCACGTTCCACCCCCGGAGGCGGTTGCTAGAGGATCTTCATTAGCCCGGTTAAAAGTGTCAAAAATACTTGTGCTGGGGAATGGACCCATTATAAAACGACCCCGTTAGTATTCATAACTGTCCTTGTCCACTGTACTGCTAATGCTCTCAGGATTTGACGAATTGTTGACGCACCACTTAAGCTGCTAATGTCATAATTAAAACTATTGGCACAATCAATTAATCGTTGGCGTTCAAGTAGCGGTAAACTGCTAAAGGTTGTATTTAACGTTACGCCGCCCCGAAATAAGCGTAACTCGAATAACCCGTAATAGCGTTGAGCAAAATAAAACAACCCGCCGATGATCTTTAAAATTTGGCGATAAGTAAACGCAGTTGTGACCCAATCCGCCGGAATCCCCATTGTTTCAAGCGCGTTGCGCGTTGGTGTTAAAGCCGCTGCACTTACGTTGCTGTCGATATTCACGGGCACAACAATAACATCGGTATTAGCAGCAATTACCGCGTTTTGAGTCGAAGTGACATCCGTTAGAACCAATACAAAAGGCTCTAAACCGTAGTCTATAGCACGGATAATTTGCCCCCCTGCTTCAACAATATAAGCAGGGGCATTAATCAGGTTAAATCCGCTACCACTGCTTACTTTAGGAACAATATAAAAGCGTAATGTCATAACCCCTCAATCTGATACCGTGTATCATTTTTAGTATAAGGGGTTTAAGCCCAAACGTCAAAAATGCTCCCCCGCCCCCGCTTGCCGCCCGTGTTCCCTGCTGCTGTTGGCGAGGGGTTACAGGAGCAACTTTTTTAAATACCATTTAGTTACCAATTCCTCTGTTGGATATTCGATCAATTCAAACTGTCTATCAAAACGTTTAATAGACCCTATGACTTCCAATCTCTGTAAAATCCTTCTAATACCGCTATCTGTTTTATTGAACCGAATGCATAGGATTTTATATAAAGGCATTTCATTAGTCTCCACGGTAATACTTTTAAGGTATTCCCAAATAGACTGAAGATTATTAAGTGGTATAAGCATTTCAGAACTATTACGTTTTTCACTCTTAAGCGGTTCAGTTTTCAAGTGTTTCCAACTTCGCTGTTTAATGATGCCCCGAATTAGATTTCTCTGAGCATTATATTTGATACCAATCTGTGCAGCAGAATACCCCTGATTCCACATTTCAACTATGGCATAAATATCCGCATCGGAAAATTGAGCAAATGGATGATTTTCGCCATACGTATGGCGCATTAATGATACTGTGTACTCGACATTAGCCTTGTGGGTTGTGACTTCTAGGTTAGATAGGTGATTGTTAGCTCTATTGGTGTCCAAATGATTGATCTCTAAACCCTTTGGTATACCAATAAAAGCCTCTGCCACAAGCCTGTGTATGTAGAGCTTTTTCACAAGTCCGTTGTTCGAAAGTGATACTTGTAAATAGCCATGAACATTAGGGTATGGTTTTAAGATATGAGGATGAGGGCTACGATAACTAACTATCCGCTTTACATTTCCAAAGCTGGAAACTTCGTAAAGGTTTTCATAACCAGCGATTGGCAACCATCGTTCTTCGGGGGTATACTGAGAGGACATAGTGTGACTCCTATTAGTCATACAGCCGTTAGGTAGTGATATACCGTGAACGGCATTACTTTTGATACTTAATTATAACACAAAACGCCCCATAATCATAACGCCTCCCACTCTCTTTCCTGTCTCCTAGCCATCATTTCACTCGTAAACGGTAGCCGCATGACATACACCGCCCGTTTACCGGTTGGCACATCATCCGCCGCGCTATCGGTCGCCACGTCGTCAAACATGTCATTATTTTGGCTTTTAACGGCCTTATGCCGCGTTTCGAAGATGGCTAGGCTACTCTCGTATACAAGGTAAGCGACGGTAGGCCATGCTTCCGGCGGCGCGGGTTCCCATGTGGTGTGCAGGTTGCTCATGTATTTTTCGCTCCCATTCGACTCAACGCTTGTACATCAATCTCTGCATACCCGCCTTCAATGCAAAACAAAGCGGTCATAAATCCGCGCGTATAGCGCATGATTCGTGCATACTTCCCCGCCCGCCGAGCAGCAGCAACCAATTGCTCAAGGTATTCAATCCGTGATGGTATATCATTACCAAAAGGACGCACCCAAACTAGAAAACTACCTTCGCCGTCATTGATTAATGCATCAACTTTCATATAGCGCGGCATCGGTAAACCTTGCTCTTTTGCCCATGCACGAAACTCTTTTGACGTATTCATCATTTCCGCCTCCACTCTACAAACGACTCCCGTAAATCTTGTATACTAACCGTCACGTTTTCTTTGCCCTTCAGCCCTCTGAACAATTGCAGCACAATCGACGCTTGCAACTGGCGGATGTGCCGATCCGCCTGATGCGGTCGCAAGCCGCGCAGGGCTGCCGGGTACATGCGGGTGAGGTTCATGATTGCGCCTCTCTATCGGCTGCATTATGCACAACCGTTTGTTCAGGTAGTGTAAACTCACGTACCCATTTATAAGTAACTTCGTGGGTATGTTCAGCCGCTTCTAATTTCTGGATCACATCAAAATTGGACTTCGGTTGCCACGTTCCATTACCGATATTCGCTAGATATTGGCTATCTGTAATGACCTCGACTTCACAAGACTGTCTCAAGGCATCTAATCCGATGATTGCCGCCATGATCTCAGCTTGATTATTAGTCCCTTGCGCCTCCCCCGAATTGCCCGTAACCAACTTTTTGTTACCCTCGTATACCAATAAAGCCGCATAACCCATTTTACCGGGATTAGGGAAACAAGAGCCGTCTGTGTAAATCGTTACCTTTTTCTCTCTCATGATTGATACCTTTCTTTCATTCTCGCTAATTTAGCATGAATCCCCTGCTCACTAATCTTTTCTTCATCGGGCTTGATTGCTGTGCAATTCTTTTCCGCCCAACGCATATTGTTATTAATCGTCTTTTCGTCATCCTGCCATGACTGCCCTATGCTGATTAACCCGCGCTCAATGTCGCTCTTGCTGATAGGCCATCCCCCCGCGTTCAGCCCGTAGAGCCACATGGCATAGTTGACGAATGTCTTATGCTTGCTGCCCTGCCCCGCTTGGCTAATCTTCTTTAACCCGTGATTGAGGAAATTCACTGCACATCGTTCTAAGTCGGTATTGGTTCGGTGATGTGTAACCGTGTATTGCGCGGCAAGTCTGCTAAAATCGTCCCGTTCAGCTAACGGTTGCGATAGTCCGCCGACCAATGCCAACGGCAACCGCGCTTGATAGTCGATTAGATAGCTAGAAGTTTCGCAACCATAAAATAACCGTGCAGGGTCTTTACAGGCTTCATCCGGTCGTAACTCTGCGAAGTGTTCCATTAGCGCTAGTTGCAATACCCGCCAACGGCTAGCGCTTTCTACAATCTCATCAAGTACAAACAACACGCGCGTTTTGGGATGATCTAGCGTACTGCTCGGTGTGGGGTACATCATAAACATGTATTCACTGATGAATGGGTATTTGTCATCTAGCGCATACATATCCAGCGGACAATCGTCCAAATCCAGCGCTAACAGTTGCGAGGATACAAAGTGTGATTCAACCCGTCGATTGTCGCTAAAATAACCAACTGTGAACGCCTTACCGGTTCGGATGTGTTTCACGAGATGGCGCAATTCAACCGTAGCAGGATGGAAGCTGTAGCCAAAAGCCGACTTATTGCCTGTTAGGTTTTCTTTGTTGTAAAACGCTTCTGACAAGTTCAGTTGAATAGTCATAGTAACTCTAATCCTAACTCTAAATAAGCAACATCCTTATCCCATAACCACATTTTACGCCGTTCCCATACCCAATCTTCGTATTCCATTTCCGTGATTTCTTCGAAAACACTCACCCCCCAACTCTTGCCTATGGGTAATCTGAAACATACATCTTTCCACGTATGCCGCCAGTAACTAAACTCCTCATGCTGTGATTCATTCATAATCTTTTCCCTATCTGCAAATCGTACTTACGGCGGCTCTTAACGGCTAAATCGCTCTCAAGTAATAAGCCGCTGTTGGGATGAATAGGCGCTAGATATTTGGTATTGCTACCCCCGCTGCTATGCCGTGAAAGGGTGAGGGTAATCTCAAGTTTATTCTCATCTGAATTATCCCCAAACTTGTAGCGTGTTTGGAGCGCGAAGTCTGCGACCGCCGCCGCATCGCCGCCGCCCTTAATGCCGGGGCTGTAACTTTCTTCCTGATTCTTAATCGCCTCTTCATTGCGTTGGGCAGCGATCACCGTCGCCACGTTCTCACGTTTAGCCAACTCTTGAAACTTACGTGAGTTATAGGCCACCTGCTCAACGACGGTATTGACCGGGGCAGCAAACAATTGCAAGTAATCTGCGAATACGACCTGAGTCCCGTATAGGAACAAATCACGCTTAACCGCTAGCTCTGCGCTTGCCATGTCAGTTAATGCGCCGTTATCAGTAGTCGTGTCGTAAATCCGCATGATACTACCCAACGCTTCTAATCGATCCTGCGCGTTGTCAATCGCTTTCACCTTGCGCTTATCCCAACTTCGGTAGTCACTGCCTGATTCAAGTAACTTGCGGGGGCTAATCCAGTTCAGATATACATCATTCTGATTATGATCTTTAAACTTGGTGTCATACTCGCCATTTTCCATTAAATCACTAACCGCCAGCATCGCCACCATTTGAGCGTTGACTTCCAACCGTCGCATTTCACGGCTTAAAAATGTGGTACTTACCCCGTTGAGCGCGATATTCAGACACATGTTTATCATGAGTGTTGTTTTACGCATCTTATACGCCCCAGCTATCATCCATACATCCCCGCCTCTAAAACCACTCGTTAAGCCATCGAGCCAGCGGATACCCGTAGGAATCGTCTTTTCAGGCTGGGCATTCATATGAGCGCGAAACTCACCCATGACCTGCTTAACTTCTACCGCTTTCGCACGGTTGCCCGTTTGTAAGCCGGTGAGAATATCCGTGCCTTGACTGACAATAGTTTCGAGTGGCTTACCGTCAACGTCGTCAAATTGAGCCGCCATAATCTTGACGACACGGCTAGCCGATGCCCGTAACCCGTATTTGAGGACCAACTTACAATGACTATCGAATGCCGCCCCTACCGCTGGTGTGTATACCCCTAACACATCACCTAACCACTTGGCATCGACGCTGCTGCCAATACTGGAGAGTATCGTGTTATCGTTAATGACCTCATTCGCCCGTGAAAGGTCGCATAACGTCTTGAATAGTAAACTGAGTTCATTTGTCGGAAAGAGTACCGGCTTCAAATTGTACTCATACTCTGAAAGCGCGATTTTAGCGTTGTCAAAATACATCGAAGCCAGTACGTCATACGCTGCATTTTCGTAAGCGTTACGATGCCCTTCCATACGATTCCCCCTCCCGTTCGATTTGTTTTAGGATGTACTCCGCTTCCGTCATGGGCTTGTTGGTAGGGGTTGGAGTAACCACGTTCAACGAATCCTTGAAAGTCGTAATGCACTTTCGCATTTCACTTGGCAGTACCGCATTCTTACGACCTTGCCAGTGTTGAGTGGTTTTAACGTGCTTTACAAAGTCGCAATATTTATCAGTACCCACTCCAAGCACTTCTAATTCCTCATTAGTCTCAATGAAGTTTTGGGCTGACCAATTCTCTAATTCGGTAATGCTTTTATAAGTACCACCAAACCATGCTGAAACAAGAAGATTGCTATTAGTACCCATCAATTCGTTATAGGCTAGGATATAAACTCTTGTGAACTTGGCAGTACGTTTGGGGAGTTTCTTATCAGTACTGGTAGGCTTAGGCGCTTTAGCGCTAGATGGCTTTGAAGATGGCTTTGATACATGGCTTTGATTGTGTACGTGTGACGTACCTAACATAGTAACGTCGGACGTACTAGTGGGGGTAACGTGTGACGTACCAGTAACAAGTGGTACGTTGGACGTACTAGAACGCTTGATAATACTCGCTTGTGTAGCCTTAACTGTCTTGGCTTTTAGCTTGGCAGTTTTGCTCACTGTGCGCTCTTCTAAAGTAGTCCACTGAATGTCATCGGTCGTCAGTTCCCACTCTTGCCCGTCCGTATTCGGTTCTCCTACTTTTGCAAGAAACTTTAAGGTTACTAAGCTATTGCAAGCTGCAATGATCGCGCCACGTCCTAACCCACACCCACCATAATGCTTCCCTGTTTCGGTTGTGTACCCCTTTTCGAACATGGTTAGACTGATATGGCCTTGCTTCTTTTTGATCTTATCCTGCCAGCCTAAAATATGGCGCGTGGTATAGAGTAAAATCCGTAATTCGCTATCGGTTAAATGTTCTAAAGCGCGGTCAATATATAAGTTAAAACACTGGAATGTATTGGGGAGCAACGTACTCATGCTTGTGTCATTTCCGGCATGTTTTGAGGGTTGCCTAACTCTTGAACCAACACACTGCTGTAATGCTGACAAATCGCGCGAATCTGCTGCTTAAGTTTTTCTGGTGGTGGAACATTGTTTATATATTCTGGATAGGCATGTTGCAGGAATACTGTCATACCATATCCAGCAGCTTGTTTAGACGATGTGATGCTGCAATAAGGCAATCCTAAGAGGTGTTCAGTCACACGTAAGCGCGTCTGCCTACGCCACACTAACCCCTTACATTGATCGTTTACCAACCGATAAAAAGCGCGGAACTCGTGACTTGATTCGAACATGTTTACTCCTAAATAGACAAATAAAAAACCATCTTGGATGTGCTTGAAAGAGTGGTCGCTTGGCCTAAACCTATGGCCTCACTCATTCAAATACATTCAACATGGTTTTTGGTTCAACTTGGGTCGCGACAACCCGTTTACGAACTACTCTAGATTATATCAAAAAAGACATCCTGTGTAAAGTTACAATAAAGTTAAACTACCACCAATCCCGCCGCTGTACTACCGCCGATTGCTACCGTGTGTCGTGACTTCCTGTAGCCTGCTCATGATACCGCTGAACGTTAGAACATGGGTAGAACGCAAAACGAATTTTGCGTGAATTAATCTGATACGCCGGTATCACTTTCGCGGTTTCCCCTTTAGCCCCCCTCTGCCGTTTGTCTTGAGTCCGTTTCGTCTAAAGACAGTTGACACGGTTGTTTGATGTATGCCGTACTTACAGGCGATTTGTTCTTGCGTCATCCCCGCTAAATAATCTTCATACAGCGTCATCACGCGTTCGATAGGCCAAATGGAACGGGTATAGGGCTTATGTGGAAACGTAATGCCTAGCTTTTTCATCCGTGCAACAATGCTAACAGGCTTTAAGCCGTACCGTTGAGCAACTATTTCAGGTGTACCCGTCAATATATCACCGTCACTCACCCGCCGCTTAAGCGGTTTGTCATGCGCTCTAAAGATTTGGCTTACACGCTGCTTTGTAATGCCGTAATGTGCCGCAATTTCGTTAATCGTCTTGCCATCATCCCGCATTTGGCACATGTCTTGAAAGCGTTTATTCGTGTTCACTTTCCGTACTCCTCCACCAACTGCATGATCTTATCCACCACTTCGTCAAAGCTATACGTCGTCTTATCGCCCTGTAGTGTATAGCACTGCACCTTGGGCGCTGCGGTTCGTTTGACGCGCGTCACCTCCACAAAGACCGATTCTTCGCAGCACAATGCCCTAATTTGGCGTTTTACGATATTGCGCCTATCTTCCATCCAAGAGCGCTGATTCGCCACGGAAACAGGGTTTTCCAGCGGTTGGCGCAGGTTGCTAATCGTGAGCGTGTAAATGTGCGCGTCATACTGCGGGCGGTGGCTCATGGTTGTTTCTCACTCCTATGTTAAATCGCGTTTTTAAGCGTTTCTGTAGCCGTTTAGGTATCCCACTAGCTTGAACGCTAGAATACCCCCGTTTAAGACCTATCGCATTCGAGCAAAAACGATTTTAGGGGTAGACTCTAGGCATTCAAAACAGGTAATCATGATTTATTCTTCAACCCCGATTAGAGTGTATGCAGCGCAGCTTGCAGCAATACACCAAAGCCAACTTGCATCATCTTCATACAGACGCGGAAAATCCCGAGCGTTTAGACCTTTATTTTTTAAGTAACGAACCTCATCAAGAGGCCACCCCGGCATCTGGATTTCACTACGTTTACCGTTATAGTACAGGCGGAAACAGTAGCGTCCTTCGCCGTAGTCATTTTTGGTATGCCGCCGAATTTTGATTGTCCGTTCTATCAACTTGATACCACTTTCGCGCATGATCTCAAGTGCTACATCATCACGAAATGTTTTCATATTCATTATGGCGTTTTCCACTGTTGCCCCTTGTACAGTACCCGTGCCGGGATTTAGAAATATACTGCCCCCGTTAGTGTGTATTACTGGGCTTAATGCATCATATTTATTGTCTATCATTTCACTCGCTCCTCTTCTGTATAATCCTTCCGTCGCCCTTTGTTCGTCACCACCAACCCGCGCTTTGTCAATTCCAAAAACCCCGCTGCGACCAACGGGTCAGTTAGCCGCACTTTGACGTTGCCGCGCTGGTCTTTCTTGCCATAGATATGCCAACCGATCTCCTCAAGCGTTGGCGCGATGTGATACTGGCGCTGGTAGTCGCGGATGAACTTGAGCGCTTTGTTGCGGTTTTGGCGTGTTGTTTCGCGCATATTAGGACATCATTCCGTTAAAGGCGATTTGTTCACCGCATCGGCAGCAAAAGTATTCAATACCTTTTCGTCCCGATAATTGACTAGAGTTAAGCGTGTTGACTGAGTATTCATTGGCATGGCCTTCAATCCAACCGCCACAGTGGGAACAGAAATGGAATGTTTTATGCTCATCTAAGTTATACCCCGCCGCTTCCCGCAGGTTGTTAATCCAGCCTCCATTACTCTCATGAATACCTATTGGTAATTCCTTATGAACGGTTAAACTCATATTCTTTGGAGCATCGAACCAACTTTGTCGGTAAGGCATGATAAAATCCTTTCATTGTTTAGCTGAATTATATAACTTGCGTTATCATTCGTCAAGCAAGCTGTTGCGCGGTTGTGCAGTGTTGTTTCGCGCATAGCATTAAATATCCAATCTCTCTAGACTTAACGGGTGTTTAATTTGCCATCGCCAGATACCGCGATTAGGTAACATCAACACGATATAAAACCACATATCAGAGTTAAATGTGAATGAAAGTTCATAGGGTAATTTATCGCTCATTTGCTGCCTTCTGTCCGTAGTCTGTACAGCGCCCCTTTTTAGCATTGCCTACAGATAGAATTTTATTCCGCACCGTACAATAGCCCTCCCACTCGCCATAAGGCGCATTGTAGTTGCAGAACGGGCAAAGGTTCGGTTTAGAATGTTGAAACTTTGATCCCATAATGACGTGTAAATTTTGCATAGCGTTTGCCTTTCGTTGTTTAGCTTGATTATATAACCTACGTTATCATTCGTCAAGCAAGCTGGTTGCGCGGGTGTGCAAAGTAGGCTATAGTGGTGGTGGGTGTTCACATTATTCCCTCCTGTTAGACAGAAACGTTTCAACTAATCGCTCCGGTTGAAGCGTTTTCTGTTTTATAGGCTACTTAGCACGGATGGTCACAGTTTGCCCTACTGCTAATTCCATATCCACTTTAATGACCACATACTGCCCGTCATCTTGCGAATAACGCCGTGTCACTTTGCCCTCAGCGCTTTCATGTGTTTGTTTCTTGCCAATAAGACGGCTTACAATCATTTCGAATTTCCACACCGGCCAATCCTTAGCGCTGGCTTTTTCGAGTGCATACAGCGCCTTATCTAAACTGCCTAACTTCATACTATGTCTGTAATGCGTATATCCCAAATTATCACCAATGGCGCGTGTTTCAGGCGGAAAGAATGCTGCCATGCTCTTGCGTTGACGCAAGGTAGATGAGGCGGCATTAATAGCGGTTGCATATTTGCCAATGATATTTTCACCATACCTCGATTGAAGCCGGGTACAGACATCCCCTTGCCGCCAGCGCCTTATGGTCATGTCGGCTTCGTCGTCTAATCCGATAGCCACTGAAACTTCATAAATATCTTCACCGGCTTCTATTAGCTTGTCTAGATATTCGATAGGATTGATTGTAAGGCTCATAGTTTTTTAACTTCCATAACAACGTGTTTGTCCTTATCTTTTCGGCTAACGATATAGATATGCGCTTCTACAATTTGTTTATCATCCTCCCAAATTATGCCATTACATGAGTCATTTAAAATTTTTAAAGGGTTGTCAAAGTCCATTTTAGAACCGTGAAACCAGTAAGTTACTGCTATATCCCCCTTCAACGGTTCTTCGTTCTGCCACTGCTGATAAGCCATAACACTCGCGTACTGTTTCCACGCCATAGCCTCATTGGTAAGCACTACGGTATAGCGCGTTCTGCGATACATTTGATTGACGGATACGGGTAAGTCAAAGTGTAAAATGTTACCCAAAATAGCCTCCCTGTTGCTCACTGTTTAGCTATCAGTATAGCACACAATGTTGACAAGATGCAATAACTCGTGTTATCTTAGATACAGGCATCGAATAACAAAAAGGAACAATGAAATGGACAATAACAGTACGTTCTCGTGTCAGTTTTACACAGGCGATGGAACAAAAGTGTTTTATACCATCACCGTTCAACAGGACATCATCGCTGAGTCGCTGGCGTTCTCGGCTGATGCTCTTGCGCGGGGTTTAACCCACGAAGCGCCGGGGCTGGATAACAGCAACGCTATAACAATTGTTACGGTAGTCCGCCGCGAAAAAGGAGATGGGACACCGATTATCGACTTCTATCCTGAGTGGGGTTTTCCGGTTGCTGGCAAAGAAACATTTGGGACATATCGTAATTTAGGTGTGTACATGAATGCCGATGATCCGAAAGCGACTGAAGACTTCTTAGCGGTTAGCGGGTTTAAATCACTCGATCAAATCCCGCTTTATGAAAGTCAAAACCCCCTTAAGCGGACTGAGGGGCAAGTGCATAAAAAGGAAACCAAAGTCCCTACACCGTTTAAGATCATTCGAGAACAAGGCGAGGAGAAAATTGGCAGTGATGGGAAGCCCTTCCGTCCGTGGAAACTTGTCCGCTATGAAGCCATTGGCGGTCAATCGGTTGATAAGTCTACGGGCAAACTAACAGATAAACCCGCGCAGCCGAAAGAAGATAAAGACACCACGTGGATGACGAATCAAGAGGCGGTTAAGCAACTGGTTTCAGCGCTGGCGACGTGGTCGGGATTAAGTGCAACTGAACTGTTGGGCAACGTCAATATTGTAACCAGTCAATCAACTAGTCGGTGGTCGGAACTGAAAAACATCACCCGTTCTGATGTGTGGGCGGCAGTGGTTTTAACCCGCGTCAATCAGGATAAGGATAAGGCGCTGGCGATGGTTAGCGATGATGAAAACAAACGCAAATCCATCATCTATTGGGCAGATAAGAACACGGATATTGCATTTTAAGGCACTCTAGCCGCCGCGTATTCGAGGTGTCGGACTTCCTGACACCTTATCGTAAACAAGAGGAGCAAGGAACACGATGCATTACCGATTAATTATCACGACAAGAGCAACGGATAGAAGCAATGCAATCGCGATTGCTAACGAGTGGTTAGCTCCACAAGAAGAAGAATACGTCCGCAATCCAACGGTTGAAGATGAGGACGAAGACGGCGCGTATACTCATACCGGTTTTTGGGATTGGTATGTTATCGGTGGACGCTGGTCAGGTGTGCTTATGCTGGCCTACTATCCCGACTTTTGGGAAGTTTCCGAAGAAGTTAAAAAGAAACATCAACTTGATTTTTACACGATGTTTCCAAGCGGAGAACGTGCCAGTAAGCAAGCGGAATCCTACGATGAATTAACTGCATTATGGCAAGCAAAAATGCCACCCGAATACAACCATTTACCATGTCCATTTCAACGTGACGAATATGTGCGTCATGGTGAATATCCTGACGATGTGCAGGTTATCAATGAACCTATTTTGAAGTTCATTCAAACCATCTGGAAACCAGAACCGGATCAGTTTAATTGTATTTACAGTCACGATATGGATAACGAAGTACCTAATGAGTCGTTTGTCGGCAATAAGTGGGCTGTCGTTATCGACTATCACTGTTAACCACCCCGGCAACATGGCACACGGGGGCGGCGTGGTGGTGGCTGCCCCCTTTTTTGTGACAAGGAAGTCAATTCGGTGGTTGACTAAATCAGATTACTTCGCTATACTTAGGTTTAATGAATTAAACATCGATAGTGAGGATACCATGCAGAGACAAAAGATAAGCAGTTACAGTGTACCCCCGTTAGTTGTTGATACCGGAAACGCAGCAGTGAAAGCGGTATTCGGAGCGCAACAAATTAAATTCCCTCATGCTATCGCAGAGATTACCGACGCGGAATACAACAGCATTCGATTCAATAAAGACTATCAACGTGGCGAGATCATTACTGTTGACGGTGTACATTATGCCGTTGGTGAAAGTGCATTATCTTATCGCGTGATGACACGCCAACGCCGCGCCAAGTACAGCCGTGATTATAGCGGCGTGTTGTTTGCGTCTGTGGTTGCACGGGCATTCGATGTTATCCCCAACGAATTACCACAAGAGATACGAGTATTCATCAGTCATGCACCAAGTGACAAGGAAGTCAATTCGGTGGTTAAGAGCGCGATACTCGGCAAGTGGGATATTGAATCAGGTGATAACCGCCTCCGCTTTTCAGTGAAGGATGCAAAGTCATTTTCTGAACCTGTTGGAAGCTATTTCCGTCAAGCGTTCATTCGCAACCGTAACAAATGGGAAACGCCGTTAGCGGGGCGCGTGGTGGGTGTGCTGGATATTGGGGGCGGTACTTGCTCATCGCTCGGTGTATCGCGTAATGCGAAGGAAATAGAGGCATATGCGGGAAATGGTGAGCAAGGTATCAATACAGCAATTGATCGACTCAAGAAACTGTTAGACGCAAATCATCCTGACGTGTTTAGTAAAGCGCCGCCAAGCTGGGAACGTATGGTTGAAGCCGTCCGAAATGGTGGCGAGTATATCGCCTATGGTCGCCCCATGAATATTGTTGCTGAGATTGAAAAAGCTATGAATCCCCTGCTTAATGAAGTCATGGCACTATGGCACGGGAAAATGGGCAGCGGTCGCGATATTGACACTCTTATTCTGACAGGCGGCGGAAGTGCTATTTTATGGAATGCGTTGGTTCAGTCGATTGATTTTGGAAACATTATCGCCGGTGATGAGTTTGATTACATCGAATTTGCCAATGCACTCGGCGCGTCAATTTATAGTGAAGTAAGCGAGGGGTAACATGGAACGTAAAGCACGGAGCGACAAAGGTCAAAAACGAGTTGCCCATAGTGGTTATGATCGTATCTACTCATTCAAATTGAACGCTATGTTAGAGGGTCAAGCCGTAGAAAAGATGGATAGCCTTATCGCTCAATGTGGCAATATAAAAACAGCCATGCAGTTATTGCTTACTGGCGAGTCGCAGCCTGTAAGTATCAACACTCAATCGGTTGACGACAAATTGAACGCCATTATGGATGCTATTGCTGCGCTTCAAATTGGCACTAAAAGCGGCAAGGTTAGCAGTAAGCAAAAATCAAACGTTATCGACGCGGTTAAATCTTACTGCGATTCGTTATCTGACTTTATGAGCTAGGGGGATAAAATGGCTAGAAAGATAAGTTTATTGGCTGTTTTTTCGGGGATTGCGTTAGCTTATGTTTATGCTGTTATGCAATTCACAGCGGGTAGTATTAATGCAGGCATATTCTATGGCGCATTAGGCACTACGTCTTTAGTAATTATTGCTGTACTAGAAGCAACTTATCCTCATCCAATAGTCGCTAGTGTATCCGCTAGTAAGTCTGTTAGCACCCCAACTGAACCAGAGGTAAACAGACGCGAGGGGTATGTCTATTTACTGCGAACCTTGCATGACTCAACGGCTTTCAAAATAGGCCGCACAAAGAACCCTAAAAATCGCATTAAAACATTTGCTACGAAGTTCCCTTTTAAGGTTCAGTATGTCTGCCTACTGCACACGAACGATATGATAACACTCGAAAAACAACTACACGATCAATTTGCTTCTCAGCGTCTTGATGGTGAATTTTTCCGTTTATCTCAATCCGATGTCCAATACATCAAATCTTTAGGAGCAACCAAATGACCACCGACTACGACCGTACCCCCTCACCGGACATCCCACACCCCATGAGCAGGGGACGCGTGTTCATTCAGATTAGCGAGTTGAATGAGCGCTACTTGGGATTAGCGTCGGGGCGCATACAACCGCAATCGGCACACCGCAGCGCCCAAGAAGAGGGGCGGGATTTGCTCGCAGAAATTAGACGATTGTATGAGATAGCGAGGATGAAATGAACCTGATTAACACGCTCATTCGCGAGTATTGGGACATCAGCGCCACATTGAAATATCATATCGCGAAAAAGAACGTCACAGCAACCGCGCAGTTTACCGACTACCAGCGACAGGCGGCTATGAAGCTCATTGTAGCAATTGCCATGTTTCACGGGATTACCGATGATGAGTTTGAAAGCGAGATGCGGGATAATGGCTAGGTTCGAACGGTACACGGTTTACATTCGTCTCAAGAGTTACAACCTGAATCCATGCACGTTTCCGGTGTTTACCGCGTTCACTTATGCCGCTGCCCACCAGTTCTTTGCAGACGCAAACTACCCAAAAGCAATTACATATTACGTGCGCGAAAAACGGTTGCCAATTTACGAGGAAAACGATAGTCAGCAGATGCGACTTATGGAGGAATGATGACAGAACGAAACAAATGGCCTAAGAAGTTTGCAGAAGCACTAGCGGACGACTTTATGTTAGACACTACACACACCCGTTTAACTGTGTTCGGTTGGCTCATTGAGTCGCTCTCAGATCAACAGCGCCGTGTCCTAAATTACATTGAGCTATGGGGTGTTCCAGTGACGACCGCACAAGTGATGGAAGATTTCAAACTACGCAATAACCACGCCAGCGGCCTCCTCAAGAGCTTGTATGAATTGGGTTTGCTGCAACGCGAGCTAGTTGTGGATAGCACCGGGATGCGCTATGTGTACAGGCGTGTCACCCCCTAACGGATAGGGGTATCTTAACTCTTTTGTTGACATAATCAATAACATGTGTTATCTTTAGATCATAGACAGTTAATCAGCAACGAGGTTCTACCATGAGCAAGCACATTTCTATCACTGACATGACCCGCGACGAAATGGAAAAGGCCATCGCCCGGGGTTTTACCAAGCACACCGCCAATGAAATTGACGGCATTATCACACTCGCGCAGGAACTTGAAATTTCCTACGTAGCATGTGACGAAATGGAATGGTCGGTTAAGGTGTGGCTCTCAATCTTCGCCCCTGACGCTGGCAACGAATTTGCAAAATACGAAGTACAAAGCGCAGTTGAGTTAGCGGGATTTATGTTTACTGATGGTTTTCATATGACAGTCGGTTCCGGTACAGGTGGCGAATGCCGCGAGATTTACCCCGTCACCACTTGGAAGAAATGGCTTAAAAGCAACCGCAAGTATTTGGCGGAATTAAAAGCCAAATATGAATTTGCGAAACACGACATGATTAGCCAGTCCCAATCGGTAAATTGGTGGGCTGAGTAAGCCCACTTTAAAACATAGAAGCACACAGGAGAACGAAACGAAAATGAACACACAAATCACAATCAACCAACAAATCACAGTTAACGGTTTTGAAGGTGAAAATCGTACTGGTACAGTAATCGCTATGAACGGCGGCATGAGCTTCTTAGGCCAATTCGTAACCATTCGTTTAGACGTTCCTTTTATGCAAAAGAACGCGCTGAACATCAGCAAGACAATCAGCCTCCGCGTTGTTGCGGATGGTAGCAACTGGAAACAAACACCATTCGGAAAGGCGGCATAACATGACCATCCAAGAAACTGTCACCACCGTCCCCAACTGGCTATCACCAAAAAACGAATCCGAAATAATACATCATGCAGAGCGCAAAGTCCGTCAGCGCTTTGTGGGCAAATTTGCAACCGAAATTTCTCCACTTGGTAACTGTAATGACTGTGTCATTGAATGGGTAGAATGGGAAAGCAGTTTCGGTTTAAATGGTGACTGGTCATTCGTTATTCAATATACAGATGGCGCTTTAGTCGGCACGTTTATTACCACTTCGTTTGAAGCATTAGATTTTGGGAGCAAATAATCATGACACAACAGCAGTTACACGAAAAAGCGCGTAAACTTGTCACCTATTTAGGCGACCCCGCCGCCATCGCCAAAAAAGGCGCGGTATGGTGTTCAACCTATGCGCTCATGTTGACGCTGAGTCTGAACAGTAGCACGCAAGAGGAAGCGGACGAACGGCTAACAGTTATGTGTAATGATATTGAAATGAAACTAGGAGCGCAATAATGAGAACAATACCGAGTGATAAACACGACTTTGAATATTTGGCTAAATTGAATGCGTTTAATTGGCAAATCGCGCAACTTAAACGCAATCCTGATTATGTGTTTTGGGGAGTGGGTGAGGACTATATGGACATGCCCCACAAGGATGATGGGTGGGCGGGGTCACTTATTTACCCGACTTGGAATAAAGCTGATAATCAGGTTGATGAACTCAATGAGATTGTGAACTTCTATTTTGAATTGGTACGCGACAATGTTGAGTGTGTCCATTGTGACGGAACAGGTCATAATCCTGAAACTAAAATCATTGATGAAACCTTCTACGATCACGATGGTGACGGCTCACGACGTTGGATAGATAAGATTACTAACGACGAAGTCGACGCACTATGGGAACATCACAGACTCCATCAGTTCAAAGAGAAACCAACCGCTGCACAGGTTAACGCACAACCACGCGTACATGATGCGATTAACCGCTGGATACTGATTGAAACCCGCGCCAAGCGCTTAGGTGTATGGGGAGAGTGTGAATATTGTGCAGGTGAGGGGTATATCTACACAGCGCCCCATGCACGCCTCGTCTTGAATCTGTGGAAGCTACACCCGCGCAAAGGTGCTGCACGAGGTATCCGTATCGAAAACATTATTGAGACAGACTTGCCGGAAGTCCTCGAAATGTTGCGAGAAGCCGCTCGACGAAATGCTGAACGCTTTAGTAAGTTAGCAGATGTGATAGAGGGAGCGCAATAATGGATACACTCACCTACTCGTTCACCACGAACACCCACCGTATTGTTGAGCTAACGCGTATCGGCAAGCGGTTTCGGTTAGTCGTTTACGGCGCAATGTTTTTAACTGGCGTTGAAGTCGAATGGGCGAATACATTGGCCTACGCCGTACAGCGGTTTCAGTTCCTTGTGGAACGGAATACTAAGCCGGCAGTCGATAAGTCGAAACTTACTTTTAAGTCACCAGAAACCATCCTGCACGAGAAGCGCAAAACAAGTGCAATGCGTGATGACTGGGAAGAATGGCAAGGCGGTAACTTCGATTTACTAGATTTTTATTAAGCAGCACCCCAACGCGCAATTTAGCGCACGGGGTAACAGGAAGCAAAGGGGATAATGATGGAAACAAAGCAGTTTAGTTTAGGTGCAATCTTAAGTGTAACAACGAAAGTGCTATGCATTGAAGACAT